CCCTGCAGCTGACGGTGTCCGTCAACACGGTACGCTCTGGTCGCACGGCCCAGGTGCGCGTGTATGCCGTGAACTACAACGTGCTGCGCGTGATGTCCGGCATGGGTGGTCTGGCCTACTCCAACTAAACAGGTTAGCCTGCTTTTAGTGGTCGCAATGGTGGAATGGTAAACAATACTTAAAAACAAATACAACAGTGGGTGGGTAACCACCCCAAATTGTGTTTGGAATTATAACTTGATAAACATTGTATCATATCCATAAGTATCTATTCCCTTTGTGGCTACATATCCTTTCGATTTCATAAACTCGTATAATCGTGTCTTGTCTAGATGTAAATGTTCAATTTGTAGATGACGAATATCAAATGTATCAAAGTCTATTGTTTCCAAAACCTCAAAATCTATACCTTCAATATCAAGAAACAGATAGTGAATTTTCGTTAGACCATAGTTCGCGAAGTATTCATTCATAGTCATAGCCGGAACTGTAACTTTAGATAGAGATTCATATTTATAATCGTGTTTTACGAGATGTTCTGGCTTGATAGATGCAACTTCATACGATTTGTTCGGATGTCCAGCAGGACCATCTTCATGTGTAAAGTATAAATCAATATTCTTTACGTTGTTTGGAACAATCGCAATGTTATCAATATTAACATTTGGGATTCCGTTATAATGCCTCTGTATAGAGGTATTGTGTATAACAAACGGCTCAACTAACAATATCCTGTCAAACTTCATTTGTTTGCATAGTTGAAGGACATGGTCATTCCCAGTATTTGTACCCACTTGAATGACTATCATTTGTAAATGTAAAAACATAGAAATTATCGTAAATAACCGTGAATGTCTGAAGTAAATGCGTTACCTGAGTTGACATAGAACGTATCAGTCCATTTGTCAACAATACATACTGGAAGCAATTCGTAGAGATGACTTAATGAATTTCGTAACACAACTGGTGTAGCGCCACAAAACAAAGCTTCATAAACACGGTGTGTATCAATTCCCGTTCCTTCTGGGCATAGAACAAACTTTGACCGACATAAGTCTGTGTAGTAGTCTGGAACAGATAGATTTGTTCGTATGGTTACTCTCGGGTCATGTTGAAATGCGACAACACATTCGTTTCGTTTCGTCGTGTTTGTCCCTAGTGTAAAGTTCATATAGATTTCTATATCTCGTTGACAGTCTGGTCTTGTAAAAGAAGACAAAAAGAGTAATTGTCTATCCACAAATCCAATGGGAATTGTCGTAAGTTTTGGATGGCGAACTGTTGTATTGATTGCGTAAATATGATTTGCGAATCGTAACATTCTATGTAATTTGGTTTCATCAAACGGTTGGTCAGAATTGTGAACTACAAATGTAAATCGCTTATCGGTAAAGAATGGAATTCTGGTTAAGAAATCGTATAGATAGTCACCATTTACAAATATCCAGTCCCCAGAGACAGCACGGGAATAATCAAATGAGGCACGATCTGGATAACGAGTGTCAAATACCCACTTGCAATGTTCGGAGAACCCTTTTCCCGAAATCATCACTTTTAAACGTAACATAACAAACAAGATAAACAATGATTAACGTATTCTCCTTCTGTTTATACGGTGAAGAGAACCCAAAATATCATGATGGACTGATGGAAAATCTTGACTTGATTCGTCGTTATTTTCCTGACTGGAGGGTCTTTGTGTATGTAGGAGCAGACATTACAGAAGAGCGTATTGCGAGGATTGTTGCCTATCCACAAGTTGTGCTTCGCAAGACTGAAAAGTTAGGAGAGCCCAACATGATTGAACGCTTCTTTGCGATTGATGAGCCAGGTGTGGATGTCATGTTCGTGCGCGATGCGGACAGTCGGGTTCATTGGAAAGACCGATGGGCAATTCAACAATTTCTAAAAGAGGATTCGATTCTTCACATCATTCGTGATCATAAGGAACATACATCTCCTATTCTAGGAGGACTCTGGGGACTTCGTAAAGTTTCTGGATTTTCGGTTCGTCAAGAATACGAGAGGTATACTGAGGATAAGAGTTTGGGACATCGTTGGGCACATGACCAGAACTTTTTAGCCGATGTCATCTACCCTAGGTTTCTTTCACAATCATTGGTTCATTTCAGTTTTCAGCGAATCTTCAAAGGAGAGCACAAAGTCTTTGCGTTTCCATTTGAGTGGTCGAATGATATATACTGCGGACGCATCGAACAACCATCCTTTCGCGAAATGCCTATTCCACGTGAAAGACCGCTGTCGTTTCTTCCCAATCCAGTAGTGAAACTTTCTAGGTAAACATACAAATGGCTGATCAGGAAGGTGGTTCTCACATGAAGCGTGTAGGGTCTCGGGCGCAGGTAATGCATGGTACTGCTCATCACACGTCGGGCGGTCTGACGAAGAAGGACCTGAAGATGAACAAGTGGGGTCGGATTGTGTCCAAGGCCAAGTCTGCGAAGGCCAAGAAGGAGAATCGTCTGGCCAAGATGGGCTTCAAGACCCAGAAGGGCAAGTTTGGTGTGGTGAAGACGGGCAAGAAGACTCGTCGTGGTGGTGCGTGGGACTACTAAACTTCTTACTGAAACATAATGGGACTCGCGTTGTTTGGAACTCCGCTGTATCTCAATGAGAAGTGTATCGTGTTTTCGTTATTTGTGATTGCGGTGTATTTCATGCCGCATCAGACAGCATGGCAACACGAAGCTGTGTTTGTCTTTATTCTCGCCATGACGGCATATGTCTTGATGGCGTGGTATGACTACATCTATGATTGTAACGACAAGTTAGGACCTACGTTCTTTGGTGCCCTGATTGGATGGTTCAAACCCTATGGCGGTGTGCCTCCGGAATATCCACCTCTACCCATCAAGTACAAGAAGGTAGTCGCAGCCTTTGACATTGCGGTTCTGATTATCCTTCTTGCGCTGGTGTTTTATCCGTATACATCCAAGTATATTCCTTTCCTGAAGTAGAACAATGGATTTCATAACGGGTGTTGGATTGGGGAATGCTGCTATCGCAGCAACGGCTGCGTATGGAGCGAAAGATAAGACATTTGAAGAGAAATTCAACGAGAGAATCAAGGTGTATGAAGATGAGAAGAAGAGTCTGGAGAAGATGATTGAGATTCTGAAGAAGGAGAAGGCTGCTTGTGAGAGTACGAAGGATGAGCCTACAAAAGTGTCTGAAACTCGTCCAGTTGAGCCTGTTCCTGTGACTGAGACAGCTCCCGTGGAAACTGTTACTCAGCCTGCTGTTCTACCTGAACCTCCTCGTCCTGAGCCTCCTCTGCCTCAGCCTACCGTTGAACCTGTCAATGAATCTCTCCCTGAACCTGAACGTCCACTCGTTCCTGAAACTCCACTCATTCCAGAAAACGAACCTCAACCTGTGAATGTGGCTCCCCAAGTAGACTTTGAACCCGCACCGATTGTTCCTTTCGATGAACCTGAGCCTGAACCTCTCAACCAAGAAATACTTCCAGAACCCGCTCTCTTTCCAGAAGATGCTCTTCCAGCGGGTCCTCCTGCTGCTCCTCCAGAGTCGGCACCTGAGCCTGACGTAGCTGCTGCTGCGACAAGACGCGGCTTATATCAGAGAAGTCTACAAGACGCGAGACAAGCTGCTGAGGCTGACGTAAGACAATTCGCAAATATTCCCAGTTCTGATGCTACTGTGGCGAGACCTCTTCCTGCTCTCCCGCCTCGGCCTCCAAGGTCTTTTTCTAGACCGGATTTCAATCCGTCAGAAGAGAGGATAACATTTGCCCCCACACGTGGGCGTACTCGAGGCGGAAAGCTTACGCGGAAAAAGAAGTTAAGGACTCGCCGAGCAACTAAACAAAAGAATGTCTGACGAGCTGGTGGTCGCAAAGACAGTTCAGACGGCTCCTATTCGCACTCTCGCAGAGGGTCTGAAGTCCATGTTGGTGGAGATGAGTCTGGTGTTTGA